AGTGGCAGCGCATCGTCCCCGAACTCGAGCGACTCGGCCTCTTGACCGTGGTCGACGTGGCGGCGCTCGAAATCTATTGCGAGGCCTACCAACGCTGGCGCAAGGCCAGGCTACGACCCGACGCCCATCGCGATGTTATCGAGCTGGCGAAACTCCTCCGGCAATATATCGGCGAATTCGGCCTGTCGCCGGCGGCCCGCGTGCAGATTCATGCCGATGAACCCGCGAGGCCGCCCAGCCAGGCGCCGTCCGCCGAGAGGGGCCATGACGGGGCGCCAGGAAAGGGCCGGGTCGTCGACGCCTCCCGCTTCTTCGGCGAACCTCGGCGATGAGGGCTTCTGGATCGACGAGGCAGCGGCGCAGCTCGCGGTCGATTTCTTCCGCGAGTGCCTGGTCCACACCAAGGGCGATCGCGCGGGCCAGCCGTTCATTCTCGAGCGCTGGCAGGAGGATGAGATCGTGAGACCGCTCTTCGGCTGGAAACGCGCGGACGGCACGCGCCGTTACCGCGAGGCCTACATCGAGATCCCGAAGAAGAATGGCAAGTCGACGCTCGCGGCCGGCATCGCGCTCTTCCTGCTCTTCGCCGACGGCGAGATGGGCGGGGAAGTCTATTCCGCCGCGGGCGACAAGGACCAGGCGCGCATCGTGTTCAATGACGCCAAGCTCATGCGGGGGGCGAGCGCCGAGCTCCGGAAGCGCTCGCGGGCCTACAGGGACACGCTGGTCGTCCACGCGACGGCCTCGCGGTATCAGGTCCTCTCCGCGGATGCGCCGACGAAGCACGGGCTCAATCCCCACGGCATCCTCTTCGACGAGCTGCACGTCCAGCCGACGCGCGAGCTCTGGGATACGCTGACGACCGGCGGCGCCGCCCGCCGGCAGCCCCTCATTGTGGCGATCACGACGGCCGGCTACGATCGTCACTCGCTCTGCTGGGAGAAGCACGATTATGCGATGAAGGTGCGGGATGGCTCCGTCACCGATCCGGCATTCCTCGCCGTGATCTATGCCGCCGGCGAGCAGGATGACTGGCGTGAGCCAGCGACCTGGGCCAAGGCGAATCCCAATCTCGGCGTGAGCGTCAAGATCGAGTATTTCCGCGATCAGTTGAAGAAAGCCGAGGAATCACTCGCCTACCTGAATACCTTCAAGCGTCTGCATCTCAATATCTGGACCGAGAGCCTCACACGCTGGCTCCCGCCCGATCGCTGGGCGGCCTGCGGGGGAGCCGTGGATGCCGCCGCGCTCGCCGGGCGCCGCTGCTATGCCGGGCTCGACCTCTCGACGACGACGGACATCACGGCCTTCGAGCTGCTCTTTCCGCCGGAGGATGCGGAGGGGCTCTGGATATTGCTCTCGCACTTCTGGTGCCCCGAGGCGGCGATCCAGCTCCGGGCCCGGCGCGATCGGGTCCCCTACGATATCTGGGTTCAGGAGCGCGTCCTCATGGCCACCGCGGGCGACGTCGTCGACTATGACGTCGTGCGCACCGGCGTGCGCGAGCTCGCGCTGCGCTACCGGATCCAGGAGATTGCCTATGATCGTTGGAACGCCTCGCAGCTCGTGACCCAGCTCCAGGAGGACGGCGCGACGATGACGCCGTTCGGGCAGGGCTTCGCCTCGATGTCGGCCCCGACGAAGGAATTCGAGAAGCTCATCATCGGGGAAAAGCTTCGCCACGGGGATCACCCGATACTCCGTTGGATGGCCGCCAACGTCGTCCTCGCGAAGGACGCGGCCGACAATTGGAAGCCGGCGAAGAACAAGTCCACGGGGAGGATCGATGGGATGGTCGCGGCGATCATGGCGCTCGGGCGGGCGATGACGCGACCGGAGCACGGCGAGCCGAGGATCTCGGTGCTCTGATGAAGTGGGCGATGCTGTGCGATATCGCATTGATCATCAGCGGCCTGGCGACACTCATCGTCGGCATCACCTATTGGAGCACGGCGGCGGCGCTCATCGTCGCCGGGATCGCGCTGATCGCCCTCGGCGTCATGCCGACGCGGCCGCCGTGGAGGCTATAATGGGGATCTTCACCGATCTCGTCGCCCCGGCCGGGACGGCCGTCTACGCCCCCTGGGACGACTTCTGGTATCAGAAGGCTGCACCCTGGGCGAGCACGCAGTCGGGCTACCCGGTCAACCCAGAGAGCTCGATGCGCCTCGCCGCAGTGGCCGGCTGCGTCAGCATGATCGCGGATATGATCGGGAGCCTCCCGCTCATCCTCTATCGCCGCCGCGAGGACGACGGGAAGGACCGGGCGACGACCCATCCCCTCTACAACCTGCTCCGACGCCGCCCGAACGTCTGGCAGACCGCGAAGGAATGGCGGACGATGGGGACCGCACACCTCCTCCTCCGGGGCAACTTCTACAACCAGATCGCGTTCGACGGCCGGAGCTCGATCGCGCAGGTCGTCCCGCTTCACCCCGACCGGATGACCGTTCGGCAGCTCGACAGCGGGCGGCGCGGCTACTCGTACCTGCCGCCCTCGGGCGGACCGCGCGTCGCGTTCACGCAGGACGAGATCCTTCACGTGATGGGATTCTCGCTCGACGGTGTCGTCGGGTGCTCGGTGATCGAGTTCGCGCGCGAGAGCATCGGGACGGCGCAGATGCAAGAGGGGTTCGCCGCGCGCTTCTGGTCTCAGGGCGCCGAGCTCGGGGGCGTCCTCGAGCATCCAGCGAGCCTCAACCCCGAGACGCGCGACGCGCTCAGGAAGAGCTGGCGAGAGGCCCACGCGAGCGGCTTGGCGACGGCCCACAACATCGCCCTGCTCGAGGGCGGCGTCAAGTTCACGCCGATCGGCGTCAAGGGGCGCGACGCGCAATACATCGAGTCGCGGAACTTCGGCGTCGCGGACATCTGCCGATTCTTCAAGATCATGCCCTACTGGCTCGGCGTCGAGGGCCGCTGGGCGACGGGGACCGGGATCGAGCAGCTCATGATCCAGTTCGTGAAGGTCACCCTCATGCCGTGGTTCGAGTCGTGGGAGCAGGCGATCTACCGCGACCTGATCGACGACGATCGCTACTTCGCCGAGTTCCTCGTCGACGCCCTCCTCCGCGGGGACACGACCTCGCGCTACCAGGCCTATGCGACGGCGATCATGAACGGCATCATGAGCGAGAACGAGGTCCGCGTCCGGGAGAACCTCAACCCGTACCCCGGTCTCGACGTGCCGCAGCGGTCGGTCAACCAGGGGCGGGGCGGGAATCCGACCCTCGCCCAGCCGGGGTCGCCCCGGGCGCTGAAGGGGCCCCCTCCTGGGGCCGACCAGGGCCAGCCCGGGGTGCGCGCGAGGGTGGTGATCGAGAATACCGCCGCGCGCCTCGTGCGCAAGGAGGTGGCCGCGATCTGCAAGTGGGCGCCAAGGCTCGCGGCCGATCCGGCAGGATGGCGTACGTGGGTGGCTGACTTCTACGATCGTTACACTAGCGATCTCGAAGCGACGCTTGCCATATCCTCGCGGCTGGCGCGAGTCTATTGCGATGGGCATCGTCAAAGTCTCCTCAGGATCGGTGTGAAGGTCGCCGAGGAGTGGGAGCGCGAACAGCCACGCCGGCTGGCCGAATTGGCGCTGATGGAGGCGAGTCATGGCTAAGTCCTACGCGCGCGTCGAGAAGTTCGTGCAGGAGCATCCCTGGGCGATCACCGAGGCCGCGCTCGGCTCGATCCTCGAGGTCCTTCAACTTCGCGCTGAGGGTCGGATGTTCACGGACGACGAGATCCAGGCGCGGGTCGGCGCCGGGGCGGCGCCACGGGAGCGCCAGACCCTCGGGGCGGTGGCCGTGATCCCGGTCTTCGGCATCCTCGCGCACCGGATGAACATGCTGACGGCGATGAGCGGCGGGACCTCGACCGAGCAGATCGCGGCGGCCTTCCGCGAGTCGATGAGCGACCCCGCCGTAGGCTCGGTCCTGCTCGACGTCGACTCGCCGGGCGGCAACGTGTTCGGCGTCGAAGAGCTCGCCGACGAGATCTACCAGGCGCGGGGGCAGAAGCCGATCATCGCCGTCGCCAACGCGACCGCGGCGAGCGCCGCGTACTGGATCGCGAGCCAGGCCGACGAGGTGCTCGTGACGCCGAGCGGCCAGGTCGGCTCCATCGGGGTCGTCGCCGTCCACGTCGATCGGTCGAAGCAGGCTGAGATGCTCGGCGTCAGGCACACACTGGTCTCGGCCGGCGCGCACAAGACGGACGGGAGCGACCTGGCCCCGCTCGACGACGAGACGCGGGCGGTCATGCAGCGCCGGGTCGACCTGTATTATGGGGCCTTCACGCGGGCGGTCGCGCGCGGCCGCGGCGTAACCCTCGGCGAGGTCCGGGCCGGGTTCGGCGAGGGGCGCGTCGTCGCGGCGGCCGACGCACTCAAGCTCGGCATGGTCGACGGCGTCAGGGCGATCGACGGCGTGATCGCGCGCCTGGCCGGCGGGGCCAAGAGCGTCGCGGACGGCGCCCGGGCGGCGCTCGAGCCCCAAGCGCCGATGCCGTCGCCGGAGCCGAAGGAGACTCAGAAGGACTTCGTCGACCGCTGCATGGGGGACGGCACGATGAACCGCGACTACAAGGACCCGGCCCAGCGTCGGGCCGTCTGCCAGAAGCAGTGGGAGGGAAGCGCGGCGGCCGCGATCGAGGAGTTCCGGGCGCAGTTGGAGGCCTGATTATTTTCTAGACACGCCCCGCCGGTTCGACGTATCGTTCTAACCGTTCGCGGGGCCGCCCCGAGATACCGTGCTCCAATGAGCAGCGGATGAGGGGCGGCTAGCGCAGCGAGACGCGGGGTCCCATCGGGCGCCTGTGAGCTGCTGGTACTCAGGATCGTCGACGAATCCCGGTGCCGGGCTCTCGGGCGTTTCTTTTTTCCGGCCCTCAGTGCTCGGTACCCCAGACGGACGAAGACGGGGGAGACGAGCACATGACGAAGCGCCACCGGCAACTCCTCACGCAGCGCGCTGAACTCGACGGGAAGCGATCGCAGCTTCGCCAAGAAGGGCAGGCCCTCAGCGACCTCTGGGAGAAGGAGCAGCGCCACCCGGCGCCGGAGGAGAAGATCCGGCGCGACGCCATCCTGAATCAGCTCGACGAGGTCAAGTCCCAGCTCCTCGATCTCGACGGCGAGATCAAGGCCGAGCAGCTCTTGGAGGCCGACGAGCACGACGCCATCGCCCGGGCGACGGCCCACCTCGGCGGCACCGGCGGCCCGACGCCAGCCCCCGGCCGGCCGCTCGGCGGGACCGAGTTCTCTGGGCTCGGCGAGTTCCTCCAGGCCGTGGCCTGCTCGGCGTCCGACGTCGTCCAGTCCCGGTTCGGCGAGCGCGCCTCGGTCCTCCGCAGCAAGCTCGCCGCCTACCAGGCCGCGACCTCGGGGATGTCCTCGGGCGTGCCGGCCGACGGCGGCTACCTCGTCCGGAAGGACTGGTCGCTGGCGATGATGGACCGCGCCGGTACCGAGGCGGTCCTCCTGCCGAGGACGCGCAACATCCCGATCGGCGCCGACTTCGACGCCCTGGAGTACCCCTACATCGACGAGGTGAGCCGGGTGACGAGCTCGCGCTGGAGCGGCGTGCAGCTCTTCCGGAAGGCGGAGGCCTCGTCGATAGCGGCGAAGCAGCCGAAGATCGGCAAGGGCGAGCTCCGACTCCAGGCGATCATGGCCCCCGCCTACCCCG